TTCCCTTGTGAAACTAAAATAAAAAAAGGTAGAAAACTACCTTAATATAATTTTTACAATTTTACCTTGATTTACTTCAATTTTTTCAAAAGTTTGTGTTATAAAATTTCTTTTTTCATGATTACTCATTATTGACCATAAGTCACTGAATACAAATTTTAATCCGTTTAAAAAATCAACATTAATTTCTTTATTTTCTTTATCTAATAATTCCTCTTTAAAATTTAATTTATTTTCTAAACTTTTAATTTCTTCAATTAATTCATCATTTTTTGCAATATAAGAACTATCATCAATTATTCCAGCTAAATATTTATCTAAAAGTTTTGATTTTTTTTGCGTTAATTCTTTTATTTGTTTTTCTAAAAAATCTTTATTTGTGGGAGAAGAAGTAATTTTTTTTTGTAATTTTAGAGGTTTTTTTAATTCAATAATAAAATAATCCATATATAGTAAAAAATGTTTTTCAAATTTATCAGCATTTAAAATTTTAGTATTTAAACATGTTTGTTTTGTTGGATGACTCATGTTATAAATACATTTATAATACCTATAAATTCTATCTTCTAGTTTTGCTTCATTTATTTTAGGATCTGTTCTCTTTGTTTTTTTGGGTGACATTTTCCAACCACAACAAGAACAATATAAGACATCGGAAAAAATAAAATCATCATAAGCATATTTGCTAAAAACTCCTTTTGTTCTGTATGATATTGTTTTTTGTGCTTGAATAAATAATTTTTCGTCAATAATTGGTTCCACGTTTGTAGCAATTGTATCAATGACTTCTGTCATATTAAGTTTTAGTACGCAATGTCCCATATAAATTTTATTGTTAATAATTCTTTTGATGTGTAATCTGTTCCAATCTAATTTATCTATTGTTGGAATATTATTATTTCTTAAAAAAGTTGCTGTTTGATTAAAACCGTATCCATCCGCAACTTTTTCAAAAATAAGTTTTACAATCTTTGCATCAGAATTTGCGACAAAACAACCATTAATATAGTTATATCCAAATGGTACTCTTCTTCCTAATGATTTTATACCTTGTTTTGCTTTTTGCTTTCTTCCTTCCATAGTCCTTTCATGAATTGTTGAGTGTTCAAATTCTGCAAATGTTCCTAAAATAGTTAATGTCATTTTTCCGATGCTTGTCTTATAATCAATTTGTTGGTCAACTGCATTTAAACTAACATCATATTTTTTTAACGTTTCAACTATTTCTAATAAATCTTTTGTATTTCTGCAGAGTCTATCAACTCTCAAAATTAATATATTCTCAAATAATCTTTTTTTTGCATCCTGTAGCATTTTGATTGCTGCAGGTCTTTTTTCAATTGTAGAGCCTGATATCCCCTCGTCTGCGTATATTTCTACCACTTGCCAATTCATAGCTTGACAATATTTAAATAGTTTTTCTTTCTGATGTGGTATTGAATATCCTTCTTTTGCTTGTTCTTGGGTAGATACTCTAATATAAATTGCTGTTTTCATTTTTTTTATCCTCATTAATCAAAATTTTGTTGTCAATGAGTATATAATCAAATTTATTCAATTTGATATGGGAATGAAGACATTTTATTATTTCCTTTTTTTCTATATTTAATAAATTTTTATTTATTACAATAAATTTCTCTTTATCAATTTTAAAAACTAGTCCTTTAACTTGTTGCAATTCTAATTCAATAATTTTCATTTTCTTCCCCCCTTACTAAAAATTTAAAATTAGAAATTAATTATTTTTATTTTTTATGTTTTTAGTTATTATTTTTACAGCATTTAATACATCCTCCTTTTGTTCTAAACTTAATTCCTTTACTTCTTCATATAAAGAAAAGAAGATAGGATCTGATTCTTGTTTTTTATTTAATTCTTTTTCTGGATTTCGTATATCAGACAATCCTAAAAGATAGTCTGTTGATACATTAAAATAATCAGATAATATTTGCAAATAATCGTTATTTATATTTTGATGATTGTTTTCCATTTTTGAAATCGCAGCATAACTTATATTAATTGCTTTTCCTAATTCTCTAACCGTTAATCCTTTTTCTTTTCTTAACATTTTTAATTTATTCATAATAGTCTCTCCTTGTTTCATATTTTAAAACAAACTATAGCACAATTATAAACAAAAATTAAAAAAAGTAAACATTTGTTTAAAAAAACGAAACAAAACTGTTGACAAATTAAATTTATTGTTATATAATCTTGTTGATGTTTCTTTTTGAGAAACAATAAATGACTAGTTGATACTTAGTCGCTGGAAATAGAACTCTTGAAAGCCCAGCCGAAAGAATTATAGAGTTGGTAGTAAAGGGTGGAAACACTTGCGGATCGGTTCGCACCACCTACCGAAACACAACCGATAAAGATAGGTCAGTATCAGTAAATGAAGAAACCTATCGTAGCAAAGGCATCACGGCTTAAGCCTTTGTGAATTGCACTTTTAGAAAAAAGGGGTGGCGACCAGATAGCCTAATGCCTTATGGAATTGTCGAAAACTCATAAGGAATATTTGAATAATTTAAATTTTAGTGTGTTAAAAAGCATTAGGTTTTTAGCACACTTTTTTAATGTAGTTGTTGCGTAGTTATTGGTTTAAAAATTAGGAGGTATTAAATAATGGAAAAAGTAGAAGAGTATTTAAAAATAAATAAAATTGAATATTTTAACAGTTATGATTGTATCATTGTTAAAAAGAATGATGGGGAATGTTTAAAAATCAGCAAAAAAAATGGCAATTATAAGTGCATACTTATAAGCAAAAATTATGAAGAAGTAGAAGATATAATCAAAAATTTATGTAAATAAAAGGAGGAATAAAATGAATGTATTTAAATTAAAAGGTTTAATGGCTGAACATGGAGAAACACAACAAGATATTGCAAAATTATTAGGTATAACAGCCACAGCGTTTGCAAAAAAAATGAAACAACCTAATAGGTTTAAATTTGATGAAGTTAAAATTTTATCTCAACATTATAAAGTTGATATAAATATTTTTTTAAAATAAATGTTTCTAAATTATACACAAAAAATATAAAAAAAATAAAATAAGAAACAAACTGTGCTAGGCAGAAAATAAAAACAAATGAAAGGAATATCTTTCTTTTTTATCACCTCAAACAGATTCCTAGCGTCTGTTTACAAAAGCCAACTGACGAGTCTTTGTAAATTAAGACGAAACCTAGAGCATGTTAGCTCGATGGTCTTGGCAAAGAGTGTTTATCCAAGCTCCCTCTCCCAAAAGTATGTATTTTGGCTAAACTTAATTGAACACAGTTCAACTCTTTGCTACATATAAAAAAAACAATCTCATATGATGAAAAGGAGGAAAGAAAAAATGGAAATAGAAAATTATAATGGTATTGAAATATTATACAAGATTTCTAAAGAAGAATCCTTAAATCGTATGGGATATTTCTTTTACGAATTTTTAGAGAAAAAAATCAAAGAAGGAGTAATTGAAGTAAAAGAAGGCAAAATTTTTAAATTAAAGGAGGAAAGAAAAAATGGAACTTAAATGTTCAAAAGAAACAAAACCAACCAGTTTAGGTTTTGTAATTCACAAAAATTACAAGAAAGAGCCAATTGAGATATTGGTAGTTGGAGCATCTGCAGTAAATCAAGCTATTAAAGCTATTGCTTTTGCAAATCGGTTTTATGGCATGAAAATGACAATTGCTCCATTCGTAAAAACTATAGAAATTGATGGGGAAACACGTCATGCAATGTGTTTAAAGGTGATTTAAATGCTAGAAAAATTAGAAATAAAAGAGTGGCTAGGATTAAATGCCAAATTACAAAACAAAAAAAATGCTTTAAGGCAAATGCTTGCTGAAAAAGGCGTTTTACAAAAAGACTCGATTAACACATATGATAATTATAAATACTTTAGTGAAGCTCAGTACAAGAAACTTTTTACCGAACTTTTTAGCAAAGTAAGGTTAGAACTTAAATTTACAGAGTTAGCATATGACACATTTGAAGGAAGTGCGAAACAGTCTAATGGCAGAATGCCAAGATTAGAATTTACTTTATTTGATTGCGAAACAGGTTTTTACGAAAAAACTTGTATAACAGGAGAGGGGATAGATAAAGGAGATAAAGCAGGTTATAAAGCTTATACAGGTGCTTTAAAGTATTATTTGGCGAACACATTTATGGTAGCTACAGGGGATGATCCAGAAAAAGAAACACCTGATGAAAATATGAATACAAAAAAGGTTCAAATCAAACAAGAACCAAAAAATATTGATGATACAAATAATCCATACAATTTGCCAAATTTTAAACCTGTACCAAAAAAGATTAATGAGCATCAATTGCAAATATTACTTGCCCAAAATGAAACAATAAGAAATTGGGCAATCAATTTGTGCAAAGTCAATGCTCTAAACGAATTGACTGAAGAACAAGCAAATGTAATTTTAGACAAAATGCGAGAAAAAGGAGTAATAAAATAATGGAATTATCAATTATAAAAGATGGAAATTTATCGGAAGAAATCGTCAAGAAACTTGTTAAATTTGAAAAGCAAGTAAAGAAGATCGAAGAACAAGAAAAAGCCTTAAAAGAGGCTATTTTAAAATCAATGGAAGATAATGGCATTTTAAAATTAGAAAACGATTTGCTAACTATTACTTATGTTGGAGCAACAACAAGAGAATCTTTTGATAGTAAAAATTTTAAAAAAGATTATGAAGATTTGTATAACAAATATATAAATATAAATCTTGTAAAGCCATCAATTAGGATAAAAATTAAATAATGGAAAAATGGGTAATAAAAGATCATGAGTTAACTTATGATGATAAAACTCACTCTTATTTTTGCGATGGGAAAAAGTGTATTTCCGTAACGCAACTAATAAAATTTAAATTTCCAAATAAGTATAAAGATGTCGATGAAAATGTATTAAAAGCTGCTGCAAAAAAAGGTAATGAACTTCATAATGCAATTGAAGTTTTTGAAAAATATGGACTTGAAAGTGAATATTTAAAAGAATTTAGAAATTATCTTTTTTTGAAAGATAAGTATAAATTTAAAGCATTAGAAAACGAACTACCAGTTATTGTACCTTATGAAGATTTGTTTATTTGCGGGAGACTAGATTTAGTTCTAGAAGAAAATGAAGAACTAGGAATCGGAGACATTAAAAGAACAGCAGTTCTTGACAAAGAATATCTAACCTATCAATTAAATTTATACAGATTAGGTTTTATTTATTCATACGAAAAAGAGCCCAAATTCCTGCGTGCAATATACTTGCGAAATGATGTAAGGAAATATGTAGAAATTCCAATAAATGCCAAATTTGGGCTTGATTTGATAAAAGAATATCATGAAAGGAAGATAAAATGAATTTAGTTATTTTAATAGGTAATTTTTGTAAAAACGGAGATTACAAAAAAATAGAAATAACAGGAAGTAGTGTTTATAACAATACTATTGCAGTAAAAAGAAAATTTAAAAACAAAGATGGCGAATATGAAAGTGATTTTGTTAATATTGTTGCTTTTGGAGCACAAGCAGAATTATTAAATAGATTTTGTTGTAAAGGAACAAAGATTGCTTTACAAGGATGTTGGCAAACAAGAACATATAATGATAATTTAGGAAATAAGCATTATGTTAGCGAATTGCTTGTGGAATCTATTACATTGTTAGAAACAGTTAAAAAAGAACAACAACCACAAAATGTTCAGCAAAGGGAACAGGCAGATTTAAAAAAATTTGAAATTTCAGATTTGGATCTTCCTTTTTAGGAGGTAAGAATGGAATTATATAATGAATTACAAACTAAAATTCGAGAATTGAATGCATCTGTTTTATTATTGAGAAGCAATGGAACTAATCTTGCGGAAGCAGAATATAATTATAAAATTCTGCTTTCCCAAGAAGCTTTAAAATTAAGGGATTCTAAAATGCCTGTCTCTATGATTTCTACAGTCATTTATGGAATTAAAGAAGTTGCTAATTTACGTTTTAAAAGAGATGTCGCAGAAGTTGTTTACAATGCTAATCAAGAGAATATAAATAGTCTAAAATTACAAATTAGAATTTTAGAAAATCAAATACAAAGAGAATTGGGGCAAACAAAATATGAATAGTATTATACAAAACGAAAAAGAATGTTTTATTTGCAAAACTAAAAAAAAATTACAATGTCATCATATTTTTTTTGGCAAAGGTTGTCGACAATTAAGTGAAGAACATGGACTTAAAATATGGTTATGTTTTAATCATCATGTTGGAACAAAAAATGGAGTTCATTTTAATAAAAAATTAGATAATGAACTTAAAAATTTAGCTGAAAATGTGTGGCTTGAGAAAAACAATAAAACAACAAATGATTTTATAAAAATCTTTGGTAAAAATTATTTGTAGGAGTTGTTATGGCTAGACCAACTAAAAAAGGACTTTGTTATTTTCCTTTAGACGTTGCGTTTAGAAAAGATGAAAAAATAATAAAGCTTCAATTTCAGCATGGAGCAGTTGGAGTATACGTTTATATCTTAATTTTGTGCTTAATTTATGAGCAAGGCTACTATCTAGAAATGAGTCTAGAAGATTTAGCTGTATTACTAATGAAAGAAATAAATGGTAAAAAACAATTTGTTTCCTTGAATAAGATCCAACAAGTAATTCATTGTTGTGTGCAGTACGATTTATTTGATAAAAGTCTGGTACGCAATAACGTTATAACTGCGGTTTCGATACAGAAGCAATATCTCATGTCTACCAAGCGAAGAGCTGACTCAGTGATAGACAAGTACAATCTATTGGATGATAAAAATTTTTGTACTGAGAATTCATCCCTTTTAAACACGTCTAAAAAAGAGGTTAATGTTGGCAATAACGAGGTTATTGCATACAATAACTCAATTAATGTTGACAATAATGAACAAAGTAAAAGTAAAATAGATAAATTAGATAAATTAAAGATAAAGAGTATTGGATCTCCTATTTTAAATTATTATACAACTGTTTTAATAGATAACAATTTCATTTCATTATATGATTTGGATATTGCAGAATATAACTATTTTTTAGGAGAACTTGCTACACATTATAATTACAGAAAAATATTATCTGCAATTAAATATACAATTGCAGAAATTAAAAAAAGGCAAGATAACATAGATGATAAATTTGCTTACTTTAAGAAATCTATTTTAAATGGATTAGAAAGATTAGATAATTTAGAAAAACCGATAGAAAAAAATTTAAACAAATTATTTGGTTTTGAGGAGGAACAATGAAAAAAGAATTATTAAAAGAATTAAGAGAAAATAAAAAATTTTCACAAGATGCTCTAGCAAAAAAATTAGGAGTATCGCAATCAACTTTGTCAAGTTGGGAACTTGGTTTAAACTTTCCAAGAACTGATGATCTTGAAAAATTATGTATAGAATTAGAAACTAATCCAAACATACTGCTAGGATTTACGGATTATAACGAAGATTTATTAGATGAACTTGCAAAAGCAAGAAACAAAATTAATAATTTGTATGAAGAAAATCAAAAATTAAGATCATTAATCGGTGATTTAACAATTGAGCAAAGGCTAGGATTATGATATGAACAAAAAATTTGAATGGTTAGACTATATTAACTTCTGCAGAGAAAAACATTTAAAACCACTTTTAGCAAGTAGTTTAGATATTTATTTTGCAAAACACAGAGGAAAACATGAAAGTTGATATTTTTAACACAAACAAAAAATATTCAATCATTTATGCTGATCCGCCATGGCAGTATAAAGTATGGTCAAATAAAGGACATGGTAGAAGTGCAGAAAGTCATTATCCGACAATGACTAAAATAGAGATACAAAATCTACCCATTCCTAAAATTTGTGAAAATAATTCTGTTCTCTTCTTATGGGTAACTTATCCATGTTTAGAAGAAGGATTAGAATTGATTAAGAAATGGGGATTTACATATAAAACTTGTGGGTTTTCTTGGGTTAAATTAAATAAAAGGAATTCTAAACCTTTTATTGGAATGGGTTATTATACAAGAGCAAATAATGAAATTTGTTTGTTAGCTGTTAAAGGAAACCCTTTAAAAAGAGTAAATAAATCTGTTCAACAAGTTATATTATCTAAAATCGAAGAACATAGCAAAAAACCAAATGAAGTAAGAAATCGAATTGTTGATTTGTTTGGTGATATACCAAGAATAGAATTGTTTGCAAGACAAACAGTTAATGGTTGGGATTGTTGGGGGAATGAAGTATGATAATTCAAACAACAATTTTTGACTTTATATCGACAAAATTAAAAGTTTTAGAATTGTTTGGTGGCATTGGAGCATGTACTGCAACTTTAAAAAGGTTAGGTATTGATTTTGAAGTAGCAGACTATGTTGAAATTGATAAATATGCAGTTGCAAGTTATAATGCTATTAACAAAACTAATTTTAAACCACAAGATATTACAAAATGGGATAAAGATTTTGACAACATTGATTTAATTATTGGTGGATTCCCTTGCCAAGATATAAGTTTAGCTGGATTGCAAAAAGGGATTATTAAGGGAGAAACTAGGTCAGGTTTAATGTATGAGATGATGAGAATAATTGAAAAAATCAAACCAAAATATGTTGTAGCAGAAAATGTAAAAAATATTCTTGCTAAAAGATTTCGTCCTCAATTAGAAGAATACTTATGTTTTTTAAATGATAATGGTTATAAAGTAACTATGGATTGTCTAAATGCTAAAGATTATGGAATTCCACAAAATAGAGAAAGAATTTTTATTATAGGTGTAAAAGATGTATAAAAAATGTGTGGAAATACTTAATAATTTGGAACGTCAAGGAAAAATAAAGATTTTTAATTTTCAATTTCCACCAAAGCAAGAACTTAAATTAAAACTTAAGGATTTGCTAGAAGATGAAGTTGATGAAAAATATTATCTTAGTAATGAACAAGTAGATAGAATTAAGTCAAGTTCGTATACTCAAGATCAACGAAGAATACAAGAAAAAGATTTTTGTGATACATTATGCGCAAGAGATTGGAAAGATCCAAAATGTATACAAGTTGGAAATTTAAGCGGTGGGAAATGGGATAAAATCAATGAAAGTTGCAGAAGAGTTTATAGCGAAGAAGGATTGAGCCCAACTATTCACACATGTCAAGGAGGAAATACAGAACCAAAAATATTAATCAAAAATGCTACAAAACAGGGCTATGTTGGAGTAGTAGTATTAGGTAATTATAATCCTAGTGGTTATAGTTCAGGTCGAGTAGTTGATTCAAGTGGTATTGCTCCAACAGTTATGGAAAATCATGGAACAGTAATTGCCACGTTAGTTAATAATCAGCCACATAGAAAATTAACAGCCAAGGAGTATTGGAGATTGATGGGATTTAAAGATGAAGATTTTGAAAAAGCATCAAAAGTTTGCAGCAACACTCAACTTTACAAACAAGCAGGAAATTCAATTGTTGTTAATGTATTGATGGCAATATTTAATAATTTATTGAAAGGAAAGTAAATATGAAAAAAATAATTGAATATACTTTTGAGGGGAAAACAGAGTTGGGAACAGTTGGTCAAGCAACTCTATTAAAAGATGATTTAGGGAATGAATTAAAAGTTGGAGATGTTGTATTCTTTCAATTTGAAGATGATAGTAAAATGTTTGGGATAAGTATTGTTATTTCAACTAAAGAAAACATAAATTATATATTAGGTTTGTATTCTCTTTTTGATGAAAATGGAAATAAAAAAGAAAATGCTTATATTGAAATAATAAGAAGTTGCAAAGATATTCCTAGTGGAGCAAAACACTTTATTGTAAACCCTATAAAAACAATGATAATTAGCTATGAAGATGTAGAAGAAAATGCCAAGATTAGTAAAGCAGTACATAAAATTTTAAAAAATAAAAAGAAAGGAAAATAAGAAAATGAAAAATCAAAAATATATTTTTAGAGGTGACAGAAGTGGAGTATTTTTTGGCACACTTTTAGAAAGAAATGGCCAAGAGGTTAAAATAGGTGAATGCCGCAGATTGTGGTATTGGGACGGAGCTTGTTCTTTAAGTGAAATCGCTAAAATCGGCACAACTAAACCTGATAATTGCAAATTTACTGTGACAGTTGAAGAACTTACAATATTAGATTGTATCGAAATTATACCTTGTACAGAAAAAGCTACCAATTTAATTGAGGAAGTTAAAGAATGGAAAAGAAGCTGATAGAAGAATGGTTAAAGGTAGATAATGGCAATGGCTCTGGCTATGGCTATGGCAATGGCTCTGGCTATGGCAATGGCTCTGGCTATGGCTCTGGCGATGGCAATGGCTCTGGCTATGGCGATGGCAATGGCTCTGGCTATGGCTCTGGCTATGGCTATGGCAATGGCTCTGGCTATGGCAATGGCTCTGGCTATGGCTCTGGCGATGGCAATGGCTCTGGCTATGGCTATGGCAATGGCTCTGGCTATGGCTCTGGCGATGGCAATGGCTCTGGCTATGGCTATGGCAATGGTATTTCTAAATATAACAATCATTATGTATTTATAATTGATAACATTTCAACAATTATAACAAGCATTCATGGAAATGTAGCAAAAGGTTTTATTCTAAATAAAAATTTAACTTTAGAAAAAATTTTTGTTGCAAAAGGCAACAATAAATTTGCTCACGGAAAAACTTTAAAAGAAGCAGTGGCAGATTTACAAGAAAAGATTTTTGATGATTTAGGCATCGAAGAAAAAATAGAAATGTTTAATAAGCAATTTAATAGATTTGATAAATATATCGGTGAAGAATTTTATAAGTGGCATCACATATTAACAGGTAGTTGTACAGCTGGAAGAAATAACTTTGTTAGAGAAAATAATTTAGATTTGAAAAAACTTTATACTGTAGATGAATTTATAAAAATAACTAAGGATTCATATGGTGGAAATATAATAAAAAAATTACGTGAGGAGAAGAAAAATAATGATTGAAAAAAAAGTATATAACGGTTGGGCTTTTACCGAAAACGAAAAGGAAAAAGGTAAAATAAATAGGGAAATCTATAAAGAATTAAAAGAAAAATATAAGATATTAAAAACTTGTGATTGGGATTTTAGATATCCTATAAAAGAAGAATTAGAGCAAAATGATATTGTCTATTCAAGAAAAGCTTGTTATTTGCATGGTGAATATATGCTTTATAAAGCACCTCAAAATATAACTGAAAATGAATTGTTATTAATTTTTGACGAAGGAAATTTATGTTTTGGTGGTAGGTGTAATAGTTCTAATTATTATTATGTATGGGAGGATTAATTGAAATAATGAGTAAAAAAAATTATCAAGAAGCACTAGATAGATTAGCAAATCCACCTTACTTTAGTGATACGCATTATGAATATAAAACAGTTACTCAATCTTCAATTTTAAGAGAAGATGATTATAATACACTTCAAGAAGCTTGTGAGAAAGCTGAAAAGTACGATAGCAAAGAAAAGGTAATTGCATTTGTTGATATGTTTGGTGTAGTAAAGTGTGGTTGTTGCAAAGAACCAATTACTCATCCAAAATACGGTTCTGCAAAATATTGTTTACATTGTGGGCAGAGAATATGAAACGAGCAATATTAATGAGTATTCAACCGCAATGGCTTGAAAAAATATTAAATAGAGAAAAACTTATTGAAATACGAAAGACAATGCCTAAATGTGAATTACCTATAGATGTGTATTTGTATTGTACAAATACTCCTAAATATCATCATTTATATGACCTAACTTACGTTAATAAAGGTGATACGTTATATGCGGTAACTCAACATAATAAATATAGTTTAGTTCCAAAAGGATTTTTAAACGGTAAAGTAGTTGCTAAATTTACTTTGAATACACTTAAAGAAGTATATTGTGAAAGACTAAATAATGGTGTTGGATATGATTATTATTATGAGCTTGAATACGGAACAAGTATTGTTGAAGAAGCAAATATTTCAGAAAACGAACTATATAATTATCTAGGTTATAAAGATCGTCCTGAAAAGGTTGGTTATGCTTGGTACATAGACAATTTAGAAATATTTGATAAGCCAAAAGAGTTAAGTGAGTTTGTGAATAGTAGAGCATTAAGTTATGATGATTGGTTATATGGTATTTATAACGGACATAAGGGTTCAAGAAATAACTATAATTCATATTTAAATGTTTTTAGAATAAAAAGAGCGCCTCAAAGTTGGCAATATGTGGAGGTGAAAGAATGAAAATATATAAAGAAGTAGAACAAATTATGCGACACTATGATGAAATCGAAGATTTAATTGACAGATTAAGTAAAAAAACATATGGTGCGGTGGGTTTAGATTTATCGTTCGATTTTGAAAAAGCTGATTTAGTTGAATTAACAGACGATCAAATTAAGAGTTATAGAGACGACTTAAATAACAGTTTTTTAGTAGAGCAACATACGGATTATTCGGGCTGTGATTATTACGGCTATGTATATTTTGCTACTAAAGAAAAAAATAAATTTATAAAAGTATATTTTGAATGTTGAAAAACACTAAATATACTAAAAAGGAGACAAGAAATCGAGGTGGATGTTGTGAAAGTTTATAGATATATTAAACAAAAGAAGTGTGGTAAAGAATGAAAAAGAAAGTAGCTGATTTAACAGAAAAAGAAATAGAAAAAATATGTGATAAATTTTTTGAATGTAGTAAGGAATGTCCTTTATATCGTAAAAAAGAAAACCAATATAGATTTTGTATGACAAAAGAAGTATTAGATGGAATGAAAGACACGTTAAAATATTATAAAGAAGAAAATATAAGCGATTTTGGCGGAACAAAAGCATTTTGTGAAGAAAAAATAAAAGAATTAGAAAATGATTTACAAGAAATAGTGGAGATCGAAGAATGGGAGGAATAAAGTTTGGAGGGTTTGCTATTTGCGGTCGTCCTATATCGCGAGTATTAGACAACGGAAAAAATTTAGAAATTTATAGACTTTGTACGGATGGTACAAAAAATGCTTGCTCTAAATTATATTCAGCTTGCCTTAAAATAGCAAAATCTATGGGATATGAAAAAGTAATCACATATACTTTACAAAGTGAAAATGGTGCTAGTTTAAAAGCAAGTCATTTTATTAATGATGGAGTAGCAGGAGGAATTGAGTGGAATGGCGAGAGAAAAAGAGATTATTATGTTTCTGCAAAAGAAAAGAAAAATAGATGGGTTTATGTGTTTAAGAAAAAATTTGAAAAGTAAAGGAGAAAAAAATGTTAAAAGTTATAAATAAATATACAAAAGAGACTTTATGTAAAAGTTATAATTATAAAGGTTTAGCAAGTTATATTTATATTAAACAGTTTCAAGGATATGTACCAAATTTATTAATAATCGTTATGGAGAAATAATATGAATTTACAAGTATGTGTTCCCTACGAAAGATGTGTATATAATTGTCCTATGTGTGTAGCAAAGGGACATAAGCATCACTACGAATTTAAAAATTTATATGTTGAAGACAAGGAAGAATACGGAAATAAATTAAGATATATAAATGATTATAATAGAGAATATTTTGAAAATGTAATAATAACAGGAGAGTGTGATCCAACACAAAATATGGGATTTGTTAAATATATAATAGGTATGTTGAAATTATGGCATAAAGATGAGTTAAAAATCGAATTACAGACACACAATTATAATGTAAATGTAAGCGAATTGGATGATTTAGATGTATTGTCTTATTCCATTACAGATTCAAAGGCTTATTTACGTAGTTATAAATTTCCAAGATTAAAAGATAAAACAAATCGAATAGTTATTTTATTAACAAAAGAATTTGCATTTTTAAATAAAAATAATTTTGAACCTATGGGATTTGATCAAGTCACTTTTAAAACACTTCAATATGGCGAAGATAAAGAAATCAATAAATGGATTGATGAAAATAAACTTGAAGACTTGTCAAATATCTATGATATTGTAAATGAATATAATGGTACTGATATATCAATAAGAATTGATACTTCTTGCCAAAATGCAAAAGGAAGATATAAAATTTTAAGAAGTGATGGAAAATTATATGAAAATTGGGAATCTAAAGAGAGTTTAGAAAAGGAGGAATAATGGATACAAAAATTAAATGGATAATTGAAAGATTATCTAAAGATGGCTCTAATACAAAAAAAGAGGTTAGAGAATATTTTAAAAATTTAGATTTAGATGAAGTAAAAGAATTAGGGGAAGAATTAATAGCAATTGCTTATGTTATGAAATTATCAAAATTTGAAAAATTAAATGATGTCCTTAATATTTTAGATAAAAATGAAGAAGAAAATAATCAAACCTGTTCCAACTGAACCAATCCGCAAAGTTTGTGGAAATTGTTATTATAACGGGTTTTGCAAGTTAAAAATAAAAGATTGCGTTTATTTGAAGGAGGAACAAAAATGCAAGATAGAGGAATGCAAGAAATAAAAGAGGGTTTTTATATGAGGTATTTGAAATTAAAATTAGAATTAATAACTTTAGAACAAGAAATAGAAGTATATAAAAAAAAGTATGATCAAGAGTTGTATAGTGGAATGCATAATGTTTCCGCAATCGATTATACAAAAGTTTCTATTCCCAAACAAACCAAAGAAATTAATGAATTTTATCAAGATTTTATTAATTTGGGAAAAGAAATCAGAAAGAAAGAAGAATATTTAACCGCAATTAAAGTTGCAGTTAATAAAATGGAAGCAGATTTTAAAAAATATGCAGAAAAATTTAACGATTTAGAAATGAAAATTTTTATCGAAATGTATATTTATAAAAAACCACTTGTCCAAATTGCCTTGTTCAAAAGCGATGGTCAAAGATATTCTTATCGTCAAATTAGAAGACTGCACAACAATTTGAAAAAAAAGTTTGAAAATTTTTAAAAAACTTTTAAAATGTCCTTGCAATGTCCTCTACAAGTGTGTTATAATAGTATCGGTCAAATACTGACCACTGAATCCGTCGAAAGCATCCTATGGGTGCTTTTTTTGTTGCATAGAGGAGGAATTATGAAAATTATAAATTTAAAAATTGATGTTTTGAAACCATATGATAAAAATCCAAGAAAAAATAAAGAGGCAGTAAAGTATGTAGCTGAAAGTATAAAAGAATTTGGATTTAAACAACCAATTGTAATTGACAAAAATAATGTTATTGTTTGTGGACATACAAGATTGCTTGCTGCAAAACAATTAGGTTTAAAAGAAGTGCCTTGTATTTTGGCAGATGATTTAACCAAAGAACAAATTAATGCTTACAGATTAGTAGATAATAAAACAAATGAATTTGCAGAATGGGATAACGAATTGCTAAAAGAAGAATTATTTAAATTACCAAGTCTAAATATGAAATTATTTGGCTTTGAAGAGGAACAAAAAGAAGAACAAATTGCAGAAGAAGATAATTATGAAGAACCAGAACAATTAGAACCAATTGTTAAAAAAGGGCAAGTTTGGCAATTAGGGGCGCATAGGTTAATGTGTGGCGATAGTACCGATCCTTTAAATATTAAACTATTAATGGACGGCAAAAAGGCTGATTTAGTGTTTACGGATCCACCTTATGGAATGAAAAAAGAAAAAGACGGCGTATTAAATGACAACTTAAATTTTGACGATTTACTAGAGTTTAATAAACAATGGATCCCGTTAACGTTTGATGCTTTAAAAGATAATGGCAGTTGGTATTGCTGGGGCATTGACGAGCCTTTAATGGACATATACAGCAATATATTAAAACCTATGATTAAACAAAATAAAATTACTTTTAGAAACCTTATAACTTGGGACAAAGGCGACGCTGGTGCTGGCGGTGTATCATTTATGGGTAAAGAGGGGTTAAGAAGTTATCCAGTAAGTGACGAAAAGTGTTTATTTGTAATGTGTGGAGTGCAAGGATTTAACAACAACAAAGAACACTATAACGAGGCATACGATGGCATAAGGGTATATTTAGAGCAAGAGGCTAAAAAGGTAAATTTAACAAGCAAAAAACTAACCGAAATAACTGGCGTTCAAATGTATGGGCATTGGTTTACAAAATCACAATTTACAATTATACCAGAACAACATTATTTAAAATTACAAGACTACTATAAAGGGCAAGCGTTTGAGTTACCTTATAATGAATTGGGTAAATTACTAAAAGAAACCTCACAAGAATATAAAGACTTAAAAACGGCAGTAATGGAAAGTAGAGCATACTTTGACAACACCCACGATAATATGAAAAGCGTTTGGGAGTTTGGTAGAACAAAAGGAACTGAAAGAGAATTATGTGGCGGACACGCAACGCCAAAACCTATTGCATTATGCAGCCGTGCTATTAAGTCAAGTAGTAGAGAGGGCGAAATAGTACTAGACGTTTTCGGTGGTAGTGGCAGCACATTAATAGCGTGCGAACAATTAAACCGCAAGTGCTATATGATGGAATTAGATGAGCATTATTGTGATGTTATTATAAATCGTTGGGAAAGTTTTACTAGAAAGAAAGCAGAGTTGATAGAATAATGGCTAGGGAAGATTTAATTCCTTTCAATAAGTTAAGTGAAGCGGAACACAAGGCAATAGCAAGTCGAGGTGGACAGGCTAGTGTTAAAGCTAGAAGAGCTAAAAAAACAATGCAAGAAATGCTTACTGTTTTGATGTCTGCAAAAATAAAAGATCCTAAATTAATTCAAAAATTAGCAGATAAAGGTGTTAAGCCCAAAGATATGAACAATCAATCTGCAGTATTAGTAGGTCAAATGTTAAAAGCCATTAATGGGGATACTAAAGCAGCAAAATTTATTAGAGATACGTTAGGAGAAAACCCTAATAAAGTCCAAGTTGAATTTAATACAAATGGAACAACAGAAGCAATTATTTTAAAACTTGAGGAACGAAAGAATGGATTTGATGAAGAAAGAGAAGACGCCACTAATAGTAACTGATAAAATGCTTGATTGTATTGAATATGGTTTGCGATCTAAAAGTTGGTTAATGGCGTTTGAAGGTAGCATTCGATCAATTAAAACAACGACAGTTATCCAAATGCTACATTTCCTAGTTCAACAAAGTGACGAAATATTTCATCTAATTGGAGCTCAAGGCAATAATTCTATTAAAGATGTTATTCTCCAAGCGAAGTTAGGGTTAACAACTCTTTATCCAGAATATTATTCTTTAGAAAAAGATGAGATAGGTGGCTATTATGTTTTAGCCAAATGTGACGTCAAAAACAAGCCAAAAATTAAAAAAATACTTTTGTGTGGTTTTGGTAATAAATCACGTTGGAAAACGATTAATGGACATGAATTTGGCGTCATTTTGCTAGATGAAGTCAATAATGCAAACAAGCAATTTGTGGATGAATGTTTTGCTAGACAAACAAATGTGGATAATCCTAAAATGTTGTTCACTTTAAATGGTGATTCGCCTACTCATTGGATATATCAAGAATATATTAATCATTGCAAGATATTAGGTAATGCTCCAGCAAGTATTATTGCTGAAATGTCTCAAGTAGAAAAAATTGAAGGATACTATTATGTTCATTTTACAATGTACGATAATCCAACAATGACAAAAGAAAAAATCGACAGAGCAGAATCAATTTTTCCCAAAGATTCTTATTATTACAAAATTAAAATTTTAGGGGAAAGAGGAACAACAGGAAAATTAATATTTAACGATTATATGACAGCAGAAAAACATATAGATGATTTAAGTAAAATTATTTACAATGAATATGTAGTAGGAGTAGATATAGGTTCCACAAGAGCATTAAATTCAATAAGCTTAGTAGGTTTTAAAGACAATTATACAGAAGTTGGAATAGTTGACAAAGATTCGTTTAAACAATGTGGATATGACAAAAAAAAGGAACTGTTAATAAATACAGTTCTTTTTTGGCGTGACAAAGGAAGAAATATTAGATGTGTTTCAGTTGATAGTGCAGAACAAAATTTTATTTATGATTTAAAAACAGCATTTAAACCATATGGAATTGATGTCATATCTTCATACAAAGCAACGATTAAGGAAAGATGCGATTTATTAATAATTTTGTTGGCATTAAGAAAAATTAAATTTAATAACACAAAAGAAGGGCGTGAAGTCTATCAAGCTTATCAAATGGCAAAATGGGTTGAAGGCAAAGAAAATGAAGAAAGAGAAGATAATAACGATCCTATTAATGACATAATGGATTCGGTTGAATATGCTTTGACTAGACATATGAAAAAATTACTTTCTTATGTTAAACAAGAAATAAAAGGAGAAGATTATGGGGCTAAAAAATTACATGACTAGAAAAAGGTTAGATAAATTAGAAAGGGATTTGAAAATGTTAAGAGATAGATATAATTTTGATGCATCTAAAGCAATTGATTTAAGTGATGTTTTGGGTTTGGATGCTTTTACGAGAAGAATACAAGAATATCAAGTTTGGAACAGTGGCAATGCTGTGCTAATTAATTATTTTTATAATAATAACGGAAGCAATAATTATTTAAACTATTTTTGGTTGGATGCCCCATCAAATTATATTAAACGACATTGTGGAGTTCCTAAATTGATTTCAAATAAAATGGGAACTATTTTATTTGGTGGAGGTTTTAAACCAATAGTAACTGTTTATAAAACAGATGAAAGTGGAAATGTTACAAAAGAAAAAGATAATAATGTTACAGAAAATGCTCAAGAAGTTGTAGATGCTTTGTTTGAAAAAACTAAAATATTAAAACAATTCCATGCTCAAGCAGTAAAAGAGTCATGGTGTGGTGAAAGTTTTTTAAAATTTAATTACGACTTGAAACTATCTCAATTTCCAATTATAAAAGCATATGATTTAACTAAAGCAGAAGCAATAGTAGAAAAAGATATTACTACAGCAATTATTTTTAAATCGTGGTTTAATAAAAAAGAAGACAAAAATAATATGAAAAAATATCGATATGAAGAAACTTATACTACTGATAATATGGGATATGCTGTAATTTACAATAAATTGTATGAATTAAAAACAGATGGCAAAGAAAATGAAGTACCATTAACAACTATTCCAGAAACTAGTAATATTTTGCCTGAATATCGTTTTGAAGGGTTAAAAGGAATGCTAGCCTTTCATAAACCAAATAAATTGCCAAATAATGAATTTCCAGATAGTGTTTATGGTGCAAGTGATTATCAAGGTGCAACAGATACTTTTGATGGCTTAGATGAGGTATATTCTGAATTTGTTGCAGAAACAAGAAATAATAAAACAATTAGATATATTCCTACTGATATGATTCCACAAGATGAAAGTGGTGTACCATTATTAAATCTTGCAAAATGGATTACAAATTATCAAAAAGTAACAGGAGATCAGGACCAAGGAACAAATAGTGAGATTCAAATTCAAGAAATACCTGATAAAACAGCTTCGCTTGCTGAAAAATATTTAAAATATTTAACAAACGCAATTAATCTTGCTGGGCTTAGTCCACTTGCACTTGGTATAACAGGTCTTGAAGCGATTAATGCTGGTGAAACTAGCCAAAAAGAAAGAAACAGAGTCACTTTAGAAACAAGAAGTGACAAAATTAATAATTATTGGAAACCTTTTTTAAAAGAAGTAACTTTGCAACTTTTAAATTTTAACAATTGGTTGGTTAAGACAGCAGGAGCAAAACAAGAAGGATTAGAAGTTGATAAAGTATCGTTTGAAAATGCTGATATAACTTTTGATTTTGGAAATTATGTTGTTGAAAACGAAGACAATATAATTACTCGATGGGCTAATGCGAAAATGGGAGGTTTATCATCAATTGAAAATGGTGTAAGACAAATCCATCCAGATTGGACAGATGAACAAATTTTAGAAGAAGTTACAAAGATAAAATTTGAAAATAATATCGGTGTTGATGATCCAACTTTATTACAAATGGATTTGACAGAGGAAGATACATTTACAAATGGCGAAGATATTGAATAGTCCCAATCAAAATGTAGCTGGTGAACATTTAATATTACTACAAGATGCGATTACTAAAATTAAACAACTTATTTTAAAAGGTTCAAGTAATGAAGAAATCAATCAAGTCATCAATAATTATGTAAATAAGTTTGTAGATCCTGCAACAAAAAGAGCCTTCCAAAAAAATTTAATTCAATCCGCAAACAAAATGATGTATCAATATAATTATAATACAAGTATTTTAAATCAGTCATTTATTCAAAAAGTTGTTAAGCATTATAATTTAGGAACAGGAATGACACAAGCTAATCAAACCTATACTATTGATTTAAAGGCAATTTATGGGGAATATTTAAACAAACAGATAGACCAAAGAAAAACTATAGAAGAATTTAGAAATCGCATTACTAACACAAAATATGGCTCTATTTTAATTAAAAATTATGACAAGCAAGTTAAAGACCAAGTTAAACTTTTAGCAAGTGAACCTGCAAAATATGTCGCAAAAGATGGAAGAGCAATTAGTTTAAGAAATAAAGTAGAAATGGCTGTAAGATATGAAGCAAATCAAATGGATCTAGCACAATATAAACAAAACGGCATTAAATTAGTATGGACAAGTTCGCATGCTGATGCTAGTCCAAGATGTACACCTTTTCAAGGTAAATTGTGGAGTTTAGATGGAACAAGTGGCATAATTGATGGTCATAGATATCAACCAATTGAAATTGCTTTAGATGCAAATGGTGGTAATTCAATAATTAATGGCTATAATTGTAGACATTATTTAATTGAATATGAAAAGGGTAGTACTGCTCCTAGACAATTTACTTCAAAAGAAATTCAAAAAGAATATAAAATTGACCAAAAGCAAAGACAATATGAAAACAGAATAAGACAATTAAAAACCGAAGAAACTCTATTAAGGCAACAAGGTTTTGCGAAAGATGCAACAAGAATTAGAAAAAGTTGGCAAAATTTAAATAAAAAGTATGAAGAATATTCAATCAAGAATGGAAGAGCTTTTTACAGGTGGCGAACAAAAATTAGTGAAGAAGAAAGACAAAAGATTATTGAGGTAAGAAATTTAAAGGTATTGCAAAAACAAGTAGATGCTATTTCAAAGGGATTCGAAAAAGAAAAAGTTGTAGAATTCAAAAACGAGTATAATCAGTTTAAAAAAGATAGTTGGCGACTTACTATTAAAGGTGAATTGTTAAAACAAATGGAAATTTACTCAAAGTATCAAAAGGGAGTAGCCAACGAAAATAATTTTTATATAAATACTATGGCAAATTTTGCAGAAGTCGAAAAACCAGGCAGAGAACCAGATTATATTAGTTATAACAGAAACTTTGAAATATCTAGTATGTATTGGTACACAAAAGAGGGAGTAATTAGAGGAAGTGATCATTGGGGTAAAGGAGTAGCTAGTTGTGATTGGTTTTTAAACAATAATGTTGGCAAATTAGTAGTAGGTGAAAATAGACAATATGGTTTTTGCAAATGGGATGAATTTGTTGAAAAAACACAGATATTAGAATTAGAAAAAGATGGAAAGAAAACTGAATTTTTGATGACTTTAGAAAATGTTATTGGCAAAGATAAAGATACAGGAGATACACTTGTTAAAAATGGGGATTATATAGTATCTGTTGATAGAGATGGCTTTTGCTATACAGAATCAACTCTTGATTATGTTCCTGAAAAAGAGAGCATATCACCTGAAAAAATTGCCGATTTAAAAAGAAAAGCGATTGAGCGAGAAAAAGAAAATCAAGAAGAAATGCGAAAGATAGCTCTTAGAAAAGAAGAAGAAAGAATAGCTAAGGAAGAAAGAACAAAGAAATTAGTTCGATTTAGAGAAAATGCAGATTTTTATATATCAAAATTAGATGAAATGATAGGCGATGATTTTAAAAATTTCTTAGAAAAAAATAAAATAGGTTACGAAACCAGAATATCTAAAAAAGGAAATGAAATAATAATAATTCCTGAATTAAACAATATACAAGCAACTTTAAAAGAATTTGAAAGTAGAAACGATTTGAAAAGAGAAATTGCAAGATACCTAGTTTTGAAAAATAAACTTTAAAATTTGACCTAGACACGTCACAAAACTATCTCAGGCAGACTCCTCCTGCCTGTGCCTTCTAAATAATAACAAGACTCCAGAAATGGGGTCTTTTATTATACATCGTGAGTAAACACGTTAAAAACAATGAATGATTAAATCTAATAGTGGTCATCCCACTTAAAAAAATGAAAGGAGAAAATTATGTCATTAGAAAATTTAAAAAAATTAATTGGTGAGGATATTTTTAATCAATATATCGCACCAAAAATCGAAGGGAAAGATTATTTTTTTGCGGAAGGGAAAGATTTTATACCAAAATCGAGATTTGATGAAGTTAATGAAACAAATAAAGAGTTAAAGAATCAAATTGCTAGCAGAGATTCTCAACTTGTCGAACTTCAAAAGTCTGCAAAAGGAAATGAAGACCTCACAAAACAAATTGCTGAATTACAATCGGCAAATGCAAAAGCAAAAGAAGAATACGATGCTAAGATTCTTCAATTGCAAAAAAACTACACCTTAGAATCAATACTTGCTAAAAGTGGTGCTAGAAACCAAAACGCTTTGAAAGGAATGTTAGATTTAACAAAATGTACTTTCAAAGATGGAGTATATAGTGGGTTAGATGAACAAATTGCTCAAATTAAAAAGGATAATGATTGGTTATTTACTAATCAAGTATCAACATCTGCAGGAAGCGAACATCATGGTTCTGATGGTGGAGGAGTAGACGAATTTGAAAAATTTAGAAAATTATAAAAAAGGAGATTAAAAAAATATGGCAAATTCAATAGCAACTGCAGTTCGTTATTTTAATAATGATGCAGAATTAGAAAAAATTTATCAAGCGTATTCATATACAGCAGATTTTATCAAACCAAATGTAGCAGTAGGTGCTAAAACTGTTAAATACAGACAAGTTAGTTTAGGTTCAACAGTTTTAGGAGATTATAATCGTGAAACTGGTTATACTAGAACAGACATTAATGTAAGTTGGGTAGAAAAATCGTTGACGCAAGATAAAGGAAACGTTTTAAGACTTGACAAAATGGATGGAGAGGAAGCACAAAGTTTAGAAATTGCAACAGTTGGTCGCAAATATATTCGCGAAGTGCAAATTCCATCTGTTGATAAATATCGTTTTACACAACTTGTAGGAGCAACTGGTTCTAAAGTTGCAACAGGAGCTTTAACAGCAGATACGATAGAAGCTGCAATAGATAGTGGTTTAGATTATTTATATGATTTAGGAGTTCGAGAGAATTTAACTTTGCATATTGCAACTTCAAAGGCTAGATTATTAAAACAAGCAGCAAAATCAACTGGTTCTATCTCTACTGGCTCTTGGGGTGGAGATTTATCGGTAAATGTTACGTTGTACGGAGATGCAACTAAAGCTAAAGTAATTCAAGTTCCAGATGATATTTTGGGTGAGGGAATTGATTTTATTTTAACTGCAACACCAGCATTTGCTGCATTTGCTAAATATCGAGATAATGAATATTTTGACAAAATTCCAGGATTTGGTAGTAGAATGACTGAACTTGATTTAGGCATTTATCATGATGCTTGGGTAGAGCCAGGAGCAGAAAAAGCAGTTTATATTCATAAACCAAGTGCTAGTCAAGCAAGTTCTGAAACAGAATAATAAAAAATGAGCCACAATTAGTGGCTCTTTTCTAATGAGGTAAATATGAATTTTGAAAAAAAGTTTTTAGAAAAATATGGATTAGAATTAAATGATGTTGTTCCAAATGGCAATTTTGAACAAAACAAAGTAAAAAGATTTATTGATCAGCAAATTGAACTTGTGGAAACTTATTGCAAATCAAAAAATGTAACATTTAATTATAAAAATTTAACAACCGCAAGAAAAGAAGTTTTTGACGATATTGTATTAGATCAAATGTATTGGACTTTAAATACAGACGATTATTCTGTTGTAAGTGGAATTGATTTAACAACAGGCATATCAATTCCAATAATTGAACTTACAAGTAGATATATTTCTCCTACTGTTCAAATAAAATTGAAAGCAAATGGATTTTGCTTTAGAGGTTTAGGCTGTTGATTCCAAATGCAAGATTAAGAAAAAAAATTGTAAGTGAAGATGGACAAATTATTGGGCATTTAGAAGAATGGTATCCATTAAAAGTTGTATTAAATAGTAATGCAAGAAGTGAATCAATTGGAATTGCCGAAGGATTAAAAAGTGGTAAATTTACTGCAGTATTTACGACTAGAACAACTTTACTTGATAATAATGCATCTAGAATCGAAGTAGATGACAGAATTGACATTTTATTTAATAAACAAAGTAGAATTGTTAAATATGTTGAAGAATCACCTAAACAAATTGGCAACAGTAAAATTTATTTTATTGGTGTAGAATAATGGATTTATTAAAAAAAACTGAAATATGTGCATTAATATTAGAGACAGCTTGTAGAATTTATGCACCAAAAGATACAGGGAATTTGTCAATAAACGCAATTAAATCTGTATATGAAGATGGTGTTTGGCAAGTAGTAATTGGCGGAGAACTAGCACCATATGCTGTTTATACCAATGAAGCTTGGATTAGCGAAAAGTGGAAAGGGGCTCAAAATCCTAATGAGGGTTGGATACAAAATGCAATTGAAGCAGTACGTCCTGCAATTATAGGCATTTTTGAAGGGACATATACAGAAGAAGAAATTGCAGAGTATCAAAATAAATTAAATATTTTAGCAGACGAATTAATAGAAAAAGGAGAAAAAGGAGTGATTGATTTTGACATTCGAACAACAGTTTAAGAAAGCGTTTAAAAGCGATTTAGAGGCGATTTTAGGGGGTAAATTCAAACTTTATACAACAAATGATATAACCTTCAAGAATTACAATAAAGGCGATATTTTAGCAGTTATCAAGACAGGTCAAGGCACTACTTCAGGTGTCGAGAATGTTTTAGCCACTAATATTATTACAACGATTACTTTCAAATGTGAAAGTATCTTTTTACAAGAAGTACTTTCGATATTAAATGAGTATGTAAATAATATAAATGGCAAATATTTTGAAACAGAAGATGGCATTATCTTCAAACTTGGTCTTAACACGCCTTATACAATTGGTTCGCCAACAGTAGAAAATGTAGGAAATGATAGTATATATACTAGCATTTGTCAACTTGCTGGAAATGTATTTTATTCCAATTTAGCAAAGCCAAGCGATAAGTTTTTATATTTTGGTGAAGAAAAGGTAAAAATTGAGGGTATCCAAAACTTTCAAGATAACACAGTTTATAACTTTCAATTGAGTGATGGAACAAAAGATGAGGGACTATCAGCTTATACTGGTCTTTCAAGAATAATAACTATTTCTTTATACAAAACGAATAATACTATTTGTGATTTTTTAGAAAACTTTGGTTTAGAAGGCAAAGTATTTCAATTTCAAAATGGTATAAAAGTACCAATTGATGTAGTTTTTACAAATAAATCTATATCTGAAGCAAATGGGGTAGAAATTATCACGATTTCTTTAGGAGGAGTATAATATGGCAGCAAAAAACAATACTGAAATTAGAATTCCTGTAATTATTGATTTACAGCCAAGAACACAAGCAGGAGTTGCAAAACCTATTACTAACAATGCAGGAGGGACTTTGACTAGATCACAAGTCACAGGGCAAGCAATTTCTGCTGGTTTCCTTATTCAAAGTGGACAGAAACTGATTGCTGCAACGGGAAACACACAAGTTTCAAAGGCTATCGGTGATACAGTCAAATATGGCACGTTGGGTATAAGGGTTTTAGGTGGAGATTTTACAGCTTTAGCAAGTATGGCAATTGATTTAGCTAGCGAAGCAATAAAAAAAGTTAACCAACTGCGACAAGAAGCAGAGGTTAACAATCAAGCCAAATATAATCAACTTTTATCTGGTCAACAATTTCTAGGTAGCGGACAAATAAGTATATCTAGAAACATTTGGGGCGAAAAAAGTTATAATGTCACAAAATAATTAGTGAGTTTCTTTAAGTGCGATCATTTTTATTATACAATAAAAAGTTGTTGCACCAAAAGTAAAAATAAAAAATAATGGAAAAATATAACTTTCAAATAAAATAATTGGATCTTTTGATAACCAACCAATAGGAAAATAATTGGAAACATATTTTACATTAAAACAAAAATAAATAAGACATAATAAAAAGCCAACAAAACTCCATATAGATACTATTAAATATTTTTTCATAGGAAATCCCCCTTTTCTTTTAATTTTTTAAGAGAATTACTTGCAATTAAAAATGAAAATATTAAAAAAAATATTGAAATAAACAAATGAATTAAAGTATAATCTATTTTAAAAATATAGTAAATATTTAAAGAAATAAAATTATTATAACTTGTATAGGATAGGATAATATAAATTAATAAAAATAATGATATAAAACCAATTATATTAAATAAAATATTTTTAATTTTTAAATATAACTTTACAAGAATAATATTTGTTTCAATAAAATTATTTTCAATTAATTTTAAAATGAAATTAAAAAAAATTATAAAAAATACATATCCAAAAAGAAAAAATAAATCATATATTCTAGTAAAACCCAAATATATGTAAAATAACATTAATATTAAGATAATAAAAGAAAAAAGATAAGTTGATAATTTTTGTTTTTTTTCTTTTTTCATAAAAAATCCTCCAAATTTAATTAAATTATACTAAAAAGAAAGGTAAAAAGCAATGAAAATAATATATTATTTAAATAAAAATTTAGAATGGGTGGAAATACCTAGTCTTAAAGAGGACAAAAGTATTGCACAAACATATCCACAAACTTTTACATTTGGAATTGATGAAGCTTTAGATGCAGGAGAATTTAGTTTCTACGCACCAACAAATTATCATATTCCAATAGATTCTATCATCAAAATTGATAATGATGGAGTAATTAAATATTGGGTCGTAAAGGACAGCAAAAGTTCTGATATGCCACAACCTAATATTTGGACGCAAGAAAGAGAAAAGATAAATACTTTAACTTTGACAGAACCAATAGAAATATTAAGAGGTTTTAAATTAGAACCATGTAGTTTTGCTGAAAATAGTTATACTCTAGAAGAAATAATAAAAAGATTATTTGATATAGCAAATTTTAATGCAGAAGTTGAGATACCGAATATTACATATTCAAATCCCAAACTAACTTATGTTTCTACAACTTTATATTTAGCATTTTTTGAAATAGGTAATTCAATAGATTATATTCCATATTTGGACTTTAATGAGTTGACTAAGAAATGGATTTTAAAATTTCAAAGGTTAGATGGTTTGAATGGTAAAGAATATGACATTTCAGTTTTTACAAATCCTAAAAATTTTACAACAGAAATTGGAGAAGGATTAGCAAAAAATGTTTATTGTGAAATATCAAATATAAGATTAACAAGTATTTTAAGAGAACCATACAATGGTTTTAGCAAGCCAACTACTACAGATAATACTTCACAAATTACTATAAATAACATAGGTTTTGAATTAGAAAACAATATTGTTTCTATTAAAGAATTAGAAATAAAAGGTATTGGTCTTGGTGGTAATGATGAAACCAATACTTGGCATTTAAAAGATAATGAAATTATATCATTTTGGGTATGGGATGGTAAAACAACAGCAATTCCTAGTCAACATTCAAAAATTAAAACTATTAAATTTATTAATAACATTAATTATAATTTTTTATCAATAGATGAAAAAGATAATCAAGATATAATTTATATACATTATGATGAAAACGGATTAGTATATTTAGATGAGTTAAAAAAAGTTTATGATAAAATTGGAAACAACTATGAAACAAATGAATATGTTTATAAAGGATCAGATGTAAATGATAATGGGAATCCAAACATTAGCACAATGTATGGCATAATTTCAGCACCTACGAGTGTAATATATGGAAATCAAAGAGAATTATTTAATAATACTTTTGCTGTTACATATTTAGGATTGATTACACGTGTAATTCCCTATTTATCAACTAATGATTCTAAATATGATGATTTTGTATATTATAATCAAACTTCTCAACAAGTAGATCCAAATAGAATAGGTAGAGTATTACAAAGCTATATTGACAATATGTCAAATGGTTCAATTATGAAAAGTGGAGTATTTTACTCATGGGCAGATATCCCAATGCCTGGATCAATTGTTAAAGATAGAAACAAAAGATATTTAGTTGATAGTATTACTATTTCTCAAACATCAAAATTTTCAAACGTTGATGCACAACTTTGTTTAGAAAGAGCAAGAAGAAGAGTAAGCATGGAAGCTGCAACAGAATTGCAACTAAATATAATACCAAATCAAAATTTAGTAGATAAATTAAAATTATGTTATATAAAAATAAAATATTCAATTAAAGATAATTTTGTTAATAACTCATTAAATTTAAATGTTAAAAAAGATATATTATTTATCACTCATAAAAATTTATATTTTAATAAAATAACAAACAATTTTATAGCACAAGAAGAAAATTATGATTTAATTGGAAAGTTAATAGTATCTTATATTGGAAATAATGTTATCTTTTCAGAAAAAGCAAAAACCAATTTTATTTGGAATGAAGATGTTGATAACGATGGTAATATTATTCCTAGAAATTATACAGATATAAAAGGTTACATAGAACAAGCAAGCATTATTCTTCAAAATGATGAAAGCGAAGAAATTATGAATTATACAATTAAAGAAAAACCTGTAAAAGATCCTTATGAAATCTTTAACTTTACATTTCAAGTAAATTATAGAGGAACAAACAATACCATTGTTAGGGAAGAATATGTAGAATATTTATTAAATGGAGTTCAAAATCCTATATATTCTATAAGATTATACAATATTAATATTGGAAGATACGATAATCTACCAAGCGAATATATGGCAGAAATAACCCCTGTTAGCGTTTCAGAATTTGATGAGACCAACAATTATATTTCAGTTGATTTTACAAGCATTGAATCTAACTATAAATCAATAGTTTTACTATTGAATAATAAACCTATTATGATTAAGAACTATTTTGAAGAACAAGTAAGGTTAGAGCCTTTTAAAATCTATGTTGCAGCAGAAGATGGAACACCATTAAGGACAGGTGTAGTAGGGATAGACCCAACAGAAGAGTCGAATTAATCGGCTCTTTTAATTTTTAGAAAGGAGAAAAAAATGATAGATAATTTAGCAAAAGTGTATTTAAACGAAAATGGCAGTATTAAAGATTTTGAAGACACAGCTTTTTTAGTGTCTAACGCAGACAAAGCAAATTCAATTCAATTTTATGTTCCAGATAGTATGAATACAAGTTTAGTTCAATTGTCTTTTAAAAGAGCAGATGGCTTTGTTATTTCTAATAGACAAATGGAACTTATAACAGTTTTAGACCCTGCAAGTGGGGCAGATGTAGAAGTATTAACCAAACTTTATGAATATCAATTTACAGAAAGTGACAGAATTTTAGATATTGCAGGACAATTGCAAGTATCTGCAGTATTAAAAGATGGAAACCAAACGGTTGCAACTCCTTATTTTTGCTTGTACGTAAGGAAAAATATCCAGCCAAATTTAGAAACCAAAACAGAAGAGGAGTTTTATCAAGAGGGACTTGCAATTGTAGAACAAGCTCAAATTGATATCAATAACCATAGAGCAGATTTTAACAATCCGCATCGTGTAAGAGGTGACCAAGTACCTTTATCAAATCAAAATACTACTTTGATTACAGATAAATTAAGTAAAATTGATGAAAGTATTACTGAAAATAATACAAATATTACTAATTTACAGCAAAAAGATATTGAATTAGAACAGACGATAGAACAAAATAAAAGAGATGCTACTAGTTATACAGATTCTACAGCAAATGCATTAGAGGGAGAAATAAATCTTTTAAATAGAACAGTTGAAGATTTAGAAAGCAACAAATTAAATAAAGTCTTTAATGATATAGCCATCGCAAATAATCTTGCGGAAAATGATTATTTTGTATTAAACAGTGGAAATCAAACGTATAGAATCACTGTTGAGAACATGAAAAAAGTTTTTGGTGGAGGTGGAGGAAGTGATCATTATAAAGGTGACTTCATCAGCTACGAAGAATTAGTAGAAACATATCCAATCGCAAAAGCAGGAGATTATGCTTTTGTTAATATTGGTAGTCAAATGATTATGTATGTATGGGATAGTACAGGCGAAGATGAAACGATGCAAGGTTTGTGGAGAGAAACGACAAGTGGTAAATATGTATTGACAACAACCTTTGCAAACTTTCAAGAAATGTTGTTAAATGGCTCATTAATCGTTGATACTGCAAAACATTACGATAATGGTGATGGAACAAAAACAAATATTAAACAAACAGTTGATGCTTTTACAACAAAAATATTAGATTTAGAACAAATTATTGAACCTATTTTTACAAATATGGACAATAATAGTGCTATCGGTACTATTACTGATGAGCAATGGTTAATAATAAAAAATAATCAAAATGTAAAATTAAAAGCTACTATACCGATTTCCGAAACTTCTTATGTTGTTGCTATAGCTGAAAAGAAAAATGTTTTGTATAATAATGGAGAAATTAATGAAATTGGGTTTAAAAGTTTTTTGTATGGTTATATACATTTAAATATTGTTGTTAAACCTAATTTACAAGTTTTAGTAGAATTAAAAGAATATGCACTTGCTGAAAGTTTAAATATAAGAACTAGCGATATGAATTTGATAATTGGTTTATCAAATGAAGATTCTTTGATTGAAAAAAGTATAGATTTATCGCCACTCATTCAAACAGTTGTTAATGAAAATGATGTTTATATAGTTAATTATGATGATGTTACAACAGATTCAAAGGTTTTAAATTTTTTAAAAAATAATCAACCAGAAAAAATAGTAGTTATTGATTCAAATAGTACCAAAAAAAGATATATGTGCTTTGTTGGTACACAGCAATCAACAGATTTTACAGATTATAAATATCAAGTAATATTAACTAAAGATGATACTTTGCTTATAAATACCAATGATCCCATTATTTATACAAAATATGGAGTTACTATTAGACTTTATAATAATGGTGCAATATCTAAACTTAATGGTAATTATACTTTTCGTTATAGTCTAGATACATTTACAATAACATATCAAGGATTTACTATTAATCCTGCTACAGATGAAGAAATAACAACTGGAACAAACGACACAAAAGCCATTACTCCAAAAGGCTTAAAAACTTATATGGATGGATTATCTTTTGGCTATGTTGTCCCAACTGTTTATATCACGGATGCATCTTTAGAATATGGAACATTTTCAGGAGATGATTTAACAAATTTACAAAACGATCCAAACACTATTATTTATCAAGCAAACGAAGATTCAACTAATGATGCTTATACAATTTTAGGTGAAACTGCAGGTACAAGAACGTTTGGTAATTTTAAAGGGAATATTGTTTACAAAATAGAAGTAAATTTAGCTGACGGAACTTGGTTAAAAACAAATGTGGATATTGTAACACAAAGCGAATTTAACTCAACAATTGGAGATATTAATAGTATTTTAGATACTATCAATGGTGAGGTAATTTAAAATGGGAACAACTGCGCAAAAATTACAAAAAATTTTAGATACTAAAGCAGCTTTAAAAAATGTAATTAATGAAGCGAAAGAGGGGACAATAACTGATGATACTCCTTTTGATGAATACCCTATTCAAGTTAGCAATATTATAAATTCATCAAGTTTTACAGATCCTAATGTAACTTTTTCATATTATAATTCAAGTTCAAAATTATATTTAGAATATGCGGGAACAATGGATAGTTTATATGATAATAAACTATTTATTTATAAACATAATGTTACAATAAAATATAAAGATAGTAGTAGCAGTAGTACAACAAATTCAACAACTAGAGACATATATGTTATGTTTTCAATGAATTCTACTAATAAAGTTATAAAAGTAACAGCTATACCATCACCGAATAAACAAATGGTAATATGCAGACCTAGTGGAACTGACCATAATTTATCAAGTAGTGGTGGCAATAGTTTTTCTTATTTAGGTTTTACCTTTACTAGTACTAGTGGAGTTGTTACTGGAGCAACACTAAATAGCAGTGAATTACTATATGTTATAGATTCAAATGAATAATATGAAAAATAAAAATTTTAAATTAAAATTATTAATAAAAAAATTAATATTGTTGTTGTTAATACTTAATTTTGTAGATTATTTATTGACTTTAAATAATTTAAATAATTTTAAAGAAGCAAATTTGTTAATGGAACAATTGTTAGATAAACCTTTTTTGCTAGGAATTGTCAAAATAATTATTGTTCCTTGTCTTTTGCTTTTTATTTTTTTAAAAATTAAAAAACCAAAATTATTGTACTTTTTGTTATTAATTGTAACAAACTTAATCTACAGTTATGCAGTGATTTTGGGTTTTTTTATAGCAATTAATTAATTTTGGGGGTAAAATGAAAAATTTTAGGGGGGAAATACTAAAAATTTTAGATGGTCATATTGATGAAAATTATATTGAAAAATTGTGTATTAAGAAAGGAGTTTTTTATTTAAGTGAGACAATTTTTTTATATACTCGAAATACTTGTGAAGAAGTAGCCGATATTTTAAATATTTCAACAAGAACAGTAAACAGAAGAATAAAAAAATTTATTGATGTCATTAAATTGTCATAAAAGCGTCATTGTTTAAAAAAAGATTACATTTTATAATTTTGTTGTATAGATTTTTAAAAATGAAGGAGTAAAACTATGCAATCTAATTTTTATGGTAATCCTTATGGGAATAATTTTTATCCAAATTATCAAAATCAATATCAGCAAGCAAGACCTAACATAATTTTTTCTTTTGTAAATGGTATTGATGACGCAAAGGCTTATATTTTGCAACCAAATCAAACTGCTTATTTAAAAGATAATAATAGTACTTTTTTGTATGAAAAAAGAGCAGATCAACAAGGAAGGTATACTCTTGAAACATATGATTTGGTTAAACTAGATAAAAATGAGGATTATGCTAAAAAATCAGATTTTGAAGCATTAAAATTGGAAGTTAATAGAATTTCTGAATTGCTTGCAAAAAATCAACAAGTAGGAGGTTCTAAAGATGAACAATAATCCAATGACAATATTTAGTCATATGATGCAAATGGGTAAAAATCCACAACAAATTATGCAACAAATTCGGCAAATGGCAATGAAGAATCCACAAATGCAACAAATGCTTAATCAAATTCAAGTTGCAAACAATCAAATGCAACAAAGTGGAATGTCGCCTCAACAATATGTACAACAATTCGCTAAACAAAATAATCTTGATTTGCAACCTATGCTTCAAATGTTAAATCAAATGGGTATTAAGTTGTAGGTCGACATGCAACCTTAATATAAATTTAATTTTAAGGAGAAAAAATATGGCTTATTTTGAAGGTGAAATTCCAACAGTTGTTTCAGGAAATAATAGCAATGGCTTTGGCAACGGATTCTCAGATGGATGGTGGGGAATTATATTAATTGCCTTATTGTTTGGTTGGGGTCGTGGTGGCTATGGCTTTGGTGGCGGAAATGGTGGAAATGGTGAAGTAGTAGGTTATGAACTTGGTAAAATGGCTACACAAGCAGATATAGCAGCTGGATTTAATAATAGTGCTGTTTTAGGATCATTGAATGATTTAAAACTTGGTCAAGCTGGCATTCAACAAACATTATGTCAAGGCTTTAGTGGTGTTAATACAGCAATTATGCAAAATGGTTATGAAACACGTTCCGCAATTACTGATTTAGGTTATAGATTGCAAGATTGTTGTTGCCAAACTCAGCGTGCAATTGATGGTGTAAATTACAATTTAGCTCAATCAACTTGTGCTTTACAAAACACAATGAATATGAATACGCGCGATTTAATTGAAAATCAAAATGCAAATTATCGTGCAATTCATGAAGAGTTAGTTGCTAACAAAATTGAAGCTAAGAATGAACGTATTGCAGCATTAACTCAACAAGTTAACGCATTACAATTCGCTGCATCACAACAAGCACAAAATGCTTATATTGCAGCTAATCAAGAAGCACAAACGGCTGAATTAATACGTAGACTTGGCAAAGATTGTCCAGTTCCTGCATATGTTGTGCCAAATCCTAATTGTTGCTATGGTAATCCATTAGGTGTATCATACAATCAAGGTAATTGTAGCTTTTCAACAATTCAATAATTTAGAGAAAGGATTAATTATCCTCATTTAAGAGCATAGTTAATTCTATGCTCTTTATCTTTTGAAAGGAGTATATAAAAAATGTTATTATTGGGGGCAAAAAATACTACTAGTCAAACAGTATTGACTAATGGTATTGTAAATCTAGGGGCAGTTTATCGCAAATACTGCAAAAAAAATTGCGAAACAAATACTTTTACTTTTAATTCAACAAGTGTAAGTTTAAACCAAAAAGGTGTTTACCATTTAACATTAAATGCAAATGTTTCAGGTAGTACTGCAGGGAATGTAACATTACAATTATTTGAAAATGGTGTAGCAGTTCCTGGTGCAATAGCAACTCAAACAATTACTACGGCAACTACAGAAGTTAGAAATATAACTATTGATTATTATTTTTTAGTAGATTCATCTTGTGTATTAGGAATTCCAACAAATTTTGTTAAAAATATTTCAGTAGTTAACACTGGTGTTGGTTCAATAATTAGTAATGTTTTGCTTAATATTGATAAGGTCTTATAATGGTGAATTTTATGGAAAAAAATAGATTTTTAAGACCTGAAATGGATGGTAGACGTGGTCGTAGAAGACGTGAACGTGATAGAGCAAATGGGATGGATGAAAGGAATCCATATGGTTCAAAAGGTGGATATGTAACATCTTCAAAGCGGGGGCGAGATAGAGCAATGGATGGTAGAGACTATCATCCAGAATATGATTCTAGATACGATAGCAGATATGATGCCAACTATGGAGCAAGCAATGGTCATTATGGTTTTGAACAACATAGAGAATATAGTCGACCTGTTGAATATGAAATTTATGGAGAAATGACATATAAAGATAGAAATAGGGAGGATTATTATAGTGGAAATAATAGAAGTGATTATCATTATGAAAACTATGGTCAATCCTATAATGATTATTCATCAGAAGATCCAAAACTAAAATATAAAGAAGAGTTGGAAAAATGGATTAAAAAAATGAAAAATAAGGATAGATTCCAAATTTCAAAGCAAGAAGTTATCAGTAGAGCAAAACAAATGGGAATTAATTTTGAAGAGTTTACGGAAGAAGAGTATTATGCAATTTATCTTGCTATGGTAACAGATTATAAAAATATTGGAAATGATCCACAAAAATATTTAGATTTAGCAAAACAATTTTTAGAAGATGATGATATCGAATTAAGCCCAAGTGAAAAAGTATATGCTTATTTAAATTATATAGTTTTAGGGAAAGAACTAAAAGAAGATGAAGTATAAATTTCTCAACTTGCAACCATTAGGTCGCAAGGAAGAAGACTGCGTTTGTAGAGCAATATCTTTAGGATTAAACGAAGATTATTATACAATTCAGCATAAATTAGATTTAATTGGAGATCTGTTTGAATGTGAAGAATTGTGTGTGTGCTGTTATAAACATTTGCTAGATAGTGTATATAATTTAAATCGTTATGAAAGTTTTCAAGGTATGACTATTGAAAAATTTTTAAATTTAAATCCAGTAGGAATTTTTATAATACGAGTTAATGGGCATTTAACTTGTGCAATTGATGGTACGTTGTACGATATTTGGGATTGTCGAAATGAAATTATAGATGTAGTTTGGAAAGTAGAATAACTAACCTAGGAATTAACCTAGGTTTTTTTAAGGAGAAAAAAATGAATTATGAAAAAAGAATACTTGACACAATAAAAGATGATTTAATAAAATCAAAAAATAAATGTTCTGAAGGAAGTTTGTTAGTTCTCAAAGATAACAAGAAAATAGAATTTGAAAAACTTGAAAAAATAAAATATAAAAATCAAAAATTAGAAGAAGTAATAGAAGATTTATATAAAAAAAATAAAGAATTAGAAGAACAATTAAATACATTAAAACAAGCAGTAATTAAATTAGCAGTATTTATTGATGATTCTAAATTTATGTAGGAGGTCAAAATGTCACAAATTTTAGAAACAATAATCGAATTTATAACTAGCGAGAAAGTCGCATATGTCATTTCTTTAATAGGAGCATTATATATCCCTGTTCAAGGAATAGTTTCAAAAATTACTAATAAAAAATTAAATAAAAAAATTCAAAATAAACAAACATTATTGCAAATTGTAAAAGACGAATATCAAAAATATGCTACAAATGCAGAAGTAATAGTAAACAATTTATCTACAAAATATATTGAAGCAGAAAAAACAATTGAAAAAATTACTGACATTTTAAAAAAACAAAGTGAAGCAATGACAATTGCTTTTAATAATTCAAATTTAAATGCATCAGCAAAAAAACTTGTCGAAGAAACATTAAAAATTGTTGAAGATGCAGCAAATAATATTATTGATGGCTCTATCACAGAAGATGAAAATAAAAAAGATGGGCAAATACCAATTTCAAACGCTGTAAAAGAGGCTGTTGAGGAAAAAGAAAATGAAAAAAGAGAAATTAAGCGAATTAAATAATTTTAAATATTATTTCAAAAAAAGAATTTTGTATTTTATCGGATTTATTTTTTTATATATTTTTCCTACAATTTTAATTTTTGAAAATTTATTTATTTTAAAAAAAATTGAAGTTGAAAGTAAACAAGTTTTATCACTTTCTTGGTGTATAGTTGGAATTATTTATTTAACTTTTTTGGCAAAACATTTTAAAAAGAAAATTTTAGATATAAAACCAGGTGCTTTTAAAACTTTTTTAGGAGGATTAGCATCTTTAATTCCTGTCACAATATTAGCTTCATTTGTTCAATTGATACAAGATTTAATAAATAAATTACCTACTATTAATATTGCAAAAAGTATTTGGTTAATTATTTTTAGTCTTGTAATAGGATTAATTTTACAAGTGATAGATTCTGCCATTAATAAGAAATATTTATATGATTTAGAAATAAATAAAATTGCTAAAAAAGAAGTAGATGTTGAAACAAGAAAACAAGAACTTGTAAAAGAAAGAAAAGAGATGGAATAATGAAAAAAGAGAAATTAACTTATCTTATTCATGGATTAATTATATTTGCAGATTTTCTTATTATTTTTATTTTTTCTATTTTGACAATAAATTTTACAGAAGAAAAAATTTCAAATCCTACATTTTGGATCAATATAATAATTACACAAACAACTGTTATGGTTGCTTATTTTTCTATGATAAAAATCGGCAAAATACAAGAAAACAAAAATAATGATGTAATTACTTTAGTAAATGAAGTAAATGAGCAATTTAGAACAATTGATAAAACTTTTTTAACAAATGATTTAAATGAAACTTTGAACATAGAAAATTTAAAATATCGTTGTGAAGCTTATGTCGAAAAAATAAATAAGCGACTTTATAAAGAAAAAGATGTTATAAAAAGAGAAAAACTTACAGAAAATAAAATTAAGTGCATTGAATGGCTAAATTTTTATGAAGCAGAAAATATAGGAAAAAAAATTGAACAGCCAAATAATGATTTTGATATTACATCAATTAAAATTAAAACTCAACAAATCGATCTTCATTCTTTTGTTGCGGAAACAGAATATTATTATGGAAAAAAAATTGGAGCAATTGAAGAAAGAAAAGTTATATCAAAAGATGCTTTGATAAAAATTATTGTATCTTTGATTTTAACATTATGCTTATCAGCAATTAGACCAGATATCGTAAGAAGTGGATGGATTGTCATCTACGAATTAGTTTGGAGAATTTTTGTAGTTACATTGAATGTTTACAATGGGTTTTCAGAAGGAAAAAAAATTATTTCTGTTCACAAAAAGCAAGCATTTTTGGAAAAGCAGAAAATATTAAATATTTTTTTTAATAAAATGTTTGTTTTGGGTAAAATAAAAAGCGAGTAGTTTTCTACTCGCCTTTTTTAAATGCCAAAGTCTGATAATTCAAAATTTAAATTATCTAACAAATTATTTTTTATTAAACAAGCTTTTTCTCTAACATTTTTAGACACTTTAGATTCACTGTTTTCCATTTTGCCATAGGCTTGTTTAGAAATACCCAATTGTTTAGCCATTTCTACTTGTGTAAACCCATTAGCAAGTCTTATTCCTAATAAAACAATAGAATCGTGTGCTAAATTAGGATTTAAAAATGAAAGAAAGTAAAAGAAAGCTTTTTTTAAAGTTGTTTCTTCTCCTTCTTCATATTCATTTAAGATATATGGAGTATGGCATTCTCCATCAATATCTTTCCCATCAAATTCTGGGTAGTCATAATCCTCAATTTCTTTTTTATTATTATAAATTATGACCACTTTTGAATCTAGTGGGATAAAAGAAGAAATGTCTTGTAACATTTCATTTACAAGATATAGAACTCGATTTTTTTCTCTCATTACATAGTCTCCTTTTAACAATAACTTTTTTTAAACCACAGGTTGTTTCCTGTTTGTTGTTTAGCGACATCAAGTAATGTATCAAAAGTTTCTTCTTTTTCAAAAAAGAATCGATCGCTTTTGAAACAATTATAACTTTTGAAATAATTTCTATTAAGCTTTACGATATAAGCATAACCAATTGTTTCAAAATTGTATACTGGCATTACTTGCCATTCTTTTAAATATACAATTTTTTCATTTCCTATCCAAAGAACATAACATCCTTTATTTTGGAAATATTGTATATTATTTGTAATTAATAAAATATTGTCATTATTAATTACATGATTTTTAATTTGGAAACGTTTGTTACTTGTTTCCAAATTATTTTCTCCGAAAAAATTTTTTTGTGAATCCGTCATTTTTTTCTCCTTTTTTAAAGCCACTTGGGCTATTTATTTTTTACACTAACATTATACTATATCTTGGTTGACTAGTCAACCAAAAAGATAATAAAAGTTATAAAAAAATAAACAATAATACATATAATAAGGAAAAATAATTTATTTTTTAGTATCGCAGATGTT